AGTATTGCCTTTTTAAAATTACACACGTTATTCCGAAATACGGATTTTTCTTAGAACTTAAATTCCACTACATATTCGGCATAGCCTGTTTATTTCCTTCGAAAGGAATTTCAATTGGTTGAGACATTTTTAAGAACGTGCGAAAGCACATTTCTTGATAGTATTCCCAAGGCTGATCAATTTTGAGTTTGTTTAAAATATTGTTTGCCCAACGGATATCAGCAATTGAACCTTTACTCCAGATTTCCTTGCAGTCATTTTTTTTATAGAAATCGACAAGCATACCCATTGCATAGCCAATGTTAGTCTCACCGCCAAAAGCTGCTTTACGTGCTTCGTCAGACTGTTTTTCCCACCACCATGTCGTGCTCAAAGATTCAGTGCATCCTATGACTTGGCAACTGGTGGTATTTATCTTTTCAAATAGTGTGTCAATAATTCCATCTTCATTGAATACACATGCGCCCATGCTCAAAATAATAGGGCATTCGCCTACATCTAAAGTTTCGAAATCAAGCATTAATCTGTTCATGCGACGCCCTCACTTTTACGACGTTTGACAGTCTGCTTTCTCGCATGTTGATCTCGACAGACCAGACAAATATGTTCTTCACCATTGCACTTAATTTTGAAAATTTGCTGACCATGATGTGAGCATTGACCAGTAAATTCTGACTTTCCATTTGCTATGGCTCTTAATCGTGCAGTTTTATTTTTCACACGTCTTAATTGTTCTAGTGATCGAGATGAAACATTCTTTTCAGATTTTTCCCGATCTTCCTGGATACTGTTAGACATAATTCTGCGCATAGTATCTTGTGCGCTTGCTTTTTTGAGTGGGGAACGATTCCAATCTTGTGGATCGTTATTGCATCCAGAATGACCAAACGGAATTTGAACAGGCTCTTCAAGATTTTGGCTCTTTAAAAACTCTTCAACTTGGTTGGCCAACTCAATTGACTGCAATTTTTTACCGAATACATCGTGATCTATATTAGAGCGCATGTTGAGTACTCCCATGATTTTCTAATTCTTGTTGAATAGAATTAACTGTTGCCTGGTTTATTGTTGCAGCAAGGACTTGAGAACCTTCAAAATGGAATGCAGCAACAAAATTAGGGTTTTGTGGACGGATAACAACATTGGTGATTTTTTCTAAATCAACAAAGTGCTTAAAATTCGTTAAATCAGTAAATTGGAGCATTATTGTTCTCCTCAATTGATTTATCTTTTAGACAATCAGCCTGTTTTTTTAATGCCGAAACATGAGTGATTGCCATGGTAAAAATTGCACCCATTACAAATGTGAAAGGCAAAATAATGAAAATGAAAACAGTGACATGACCAGGATTAATTTGAAGCATGAGCAGCTCCTTTTGCCTGTTTTTCAATTTTGCAAAATGCATCATGCATTTGTTTAATTGCAGTACCTTGTCTTGATAAATCAATGCGAGTTTTCTGGATACGTTGTTCAGGATTTCTCCAGGCATGAATGTAACCGCCTTGGTAGACGTAAATATTCAGTTCACTTTTTGTCGGATATAGAGACAAATTGATTTCGAATTCAGATGATGAGTACTTCATGCAAAGCAATGCCATATTGGCTATGCTTTGCTGTAGAGCAGGGGTGATAGTATTCATGGCACATACCCCATAGCTTCTTTTGCATTTTTCAAGTATTTAACAATGTCTTGACCTGTTACAGATTTGCGCTGGAGCTTTGGCCAGGTGTCAATTATTGATTTTGAGGGAATTAAAGCTTCAGCATCCCAAGCACCATAGGTGCATTCCTTTAAGCTTTTGATTTCTTGAAATGATTTTTCAGTCATCCAAATGCTATTACCATCTGTTGCTGAAAATTGATCGTTTACAGTGACATCACCAGCTTCAGTTTTAATAACTGTATTAATTGGTACAACCTGAACTTGTAAGCCTGTGAGTGTTGGAATTTTAATGTTCATATATGTTCCTCAACTAATTGTTTTCTATATTGGTTTCTAATGTTTCTATCGAAACTTAGTTTTTCTTTTTGGGTAATTTCTTTCGCTTCGAATGCAGCGAGAACAAATGCAAGTGATTCAGTTTGAGCATCTAAAAGCTTAGTTTTTGAAGTCGCATTTTTCATTCTTTCTATGGCTGCATTGATCTGCATTAAGCTGTTTTCAGTGCACATAGCTTTCTCCAGATACGTTTGAAAAAACTAAATCTTTGCGGTTGAGCAAAGTCGGAAGCAAAGAGTCGCTTAATAACAGCTATATCGAAATTTTGAGAGTTCACTTTTGATAACCTTTTTGGTATTTTGGTATAGGTAAGATTATTTAAAATTGGTTTTATTTGTCAATACTTTTAAATGAAAATAATTAGCTAAAAAGGTATTTGTTGTAATTTGTATGAAATTAAAATGTAAATATTAAACAAAAAAAATACCAAAACATCATGTTTTGGTATTTTTAGGAATTTAAAAAGTATCAAAATGAATGTTTTTGGCTTGAAGGGTAGTATGCTGTTACTGGGTAAACATACTTTATTTCAGATATTTCAATACTTAATCTTTTTCCATCAAGTGTTTCAAACTCTTTCATTCCATCTCTTTCATATAAAAATTCAGCAAATTCAGGGATGTTATCTGTTTTAACAAATACGACATCATCACCAGGTTCAAGAGTTTTTTTCGCATCACATACAATAAGATAACCAGTTTTATAAGGCTTTTGATAACCTGTTCCAGATACTTCAAATGCAACAGGTGCTTCCATGCTAGGTGGAACAAAAATATAACTTTTGGGGTCTGGAATTTCTGAAATTTGCAAATCTTGTCCTCTTTGAATTTTAATGATGTTTTTAATATTTAAAATTCTATAACCATTTTTGCTATTGTGGGAAGTATCTTCTGCTACTAAATTTGTATTTTCTAGCATTTCAGCGACATTCTTTGTCGCTTTCCCTGATTTATATACAACTCGAAAAATTTCTTCTTCTGTATGGTCATGATCTAACCAACCTTCAGGCAACTGGAATGCATCAGTTATTTTCTTAGCATTATTTAACCCTATGTTTTTAGGTGCATTCTCAGGGATATATTGATTGAGCAATACATAATCAATTTTTACAATAGATGCAAAATCTTTACGTTCAAAATATTTAAGAAATTTGTTTAGATTTTTTTTTCTAATATCTTTAACCGATAACATCTGGTTGTCTCCGATACAATTAGTATTGACTAAGTAACTAGTTACAAGTTACTGATTCGGTATTATGAAAGAATAAAAGCTGTGAAAAAATTCCTAAAATTAGACTGTTTAGATACTTTTTGGGGTGAAAGCTAACTTTAATATTTAAAAAAGTATTGATTTAAGAAAACCAAAAAGGTATTTTTATACCAAATTTCACTATAAAGGTTTCTTATGCTCTTTAGCCAATTTATTGATGAACTCCACAAAAATGGTTCTCTTGATGATTACGCTCTTCGTACAGGCACTACTAGAAAATATCTTTTTATTCAACTTAAACATCGTCGACGAATTCCCAACAAAACATTTATGCAAGTTTTAGCTAAAGAAAGTAATGGAGCCTTTAGCTACGAAGAGTTAGTTCTTTGGTTCTATGAACTGCAAACAGCATAGTCCAGCAAAACTTTGATAGATATGACTAAATTTGAGATTTTTAAACATGAAAAATAAAACTGATGTTGTATTAACACTCGAAATGGCTCTAAAAGCAGCAGTTTATAGACCTCAAGATGATTCATTGATGGCACAAATTGCTGAAAAAAATTGTTTTAATATAAACACATTTCGAAGCTCATTAAATCCTACTACTTCAACACATAAGGCTAATATTTATCATCTTGAAGCCGTGCTATCAGAAACCCAAGACAATAGGATCATGGATTCAATTTGTGCAATACATGGAAATGCTGCATGGTTTGAGCTTCCAAAAGTAATTGAAGATTTAGATCATGCATCATACATCACCAAAATAGGTGAACTAGCTCAAGAACAGGGACATTTATCCCAATCAATCGCTAATGCAATATCTGATGGGCATATAACTCAACATGAGCACGATGAAATTTATAAAGAGGTTTTTGATTTATTTAGAGTCGCAGCCACTTTGCTTGCAATGGTGAAAAATCATAAGGAGCAAGATAATGGCTAAAAAGAAAGGCTTTGAAATTAAAGATGTTAAAGAACGTTCTCATGGAATGTGGGATTCAATATTTCCACAGTTTGCGATTACGATGCCACCTAAACGAAGACATGCCCCTTGCCCAGCTTGTGGTGGAGAAGATCGTTTCTACTATGATGATAAACTAGGATTTGGTGATTTCTTTTGTAATGGTTGTGGCGCTGGAGATGGTTTTGCACTCATTAGTCGAGTTTGTGAGGATTTAAGTTTTCCTAAGATTATTGAAGAAGTCGCTTCAATCGTAGGTCTGAGCGCAGATTCGCAAATTACAGATGAAGAACGTGCAGAAATGCGTAAACAAGCTAAATTACGAGAGCAACGACATCAACAAGAAAAGTTAAAAAAACAGGAAAATACCGCAAAAAAAGCACTTAGATTATGGAATAACACACATCTAAGTGAAGATCAGTGTTGTCCTTATCTTGATCGAAAAAAAGTTCAGAATTTTGATTGTTTAATCAATTTCGATGGCGATTTGATCGTGCCACTATATGACGAACAACGGGTGCTTTGGAATTTACAATATATTAAGCCTGATGGTACCAAAACTTTTTTATCAGATGGTCGTAAAAAAGGGTGTTTTCATTTTATTGGAACAGTTGAATTGGCAGATCCTGTTATTTGCATAGCTGAAGGTTACGCAACTGGTGCATCAATTCATATGGCTACAGGACTTCCAGTAGTGATTGCATTTGATGCATTTAATTTATTACCTGTTGGGCAAAATATTCACAAAATGGAACCAAATGCAAAGTTAATTTACTGTACTGATGATGATAGCGCAAAAGAGGATACAGGACGCAAATGCGCTGAAGAAGCTGTTGCTGTGACAGGCGGTATCGTTATTATTCCAAACTTTGAACATGAGGCAACTGTATGAATGAATCACAGATGTCACAGCAACAAGCATTAACTGACTTTAATGATCTTCACGTGAACTTTGGTTTAGATGCGGTCAAGGCGCAAGTGCAAAATGCAGTTTCAAACATCTTGCCTTTCCCCGCACCCCTTTCCCCAAGCCCTAACAAAAATTTGGGGCAAATTGGCGAAAATATTGAGAATATCGATATTTCCGATTCTAGTGGGGAGGAGCATAGCGACAATAGGGGGTCTAAGGGGGAGGATGGCACCTATACACTAGATTTAAATTCGAGCTTAGCGCGTTTTTGTGTCATTGAGGGGCAGTCAAAATATTGGGATATGCATCGAAAAACTGAAATTAAAAAAACTGCATTTATTGATATGCTAGGAAAACAGCTTTATTCCGAATGGATGAATCATCCAAAACGCAAGTTAATTGATGCAAATTCAGTTAAGAATATCTTAAATAAGGATACTGCCAAGCTTGAGCAAAATATGAATGAGCGATTCATTATGCTTGAAGGTACTAGGCAATCTTGGGATGTAAAACGACGTACTGTTGTCAGAAATGAGACAATCAAAGATAACTTCAGATCTGGCTTTGACGTTTGGATTAAATCAGAAACTAAAAAAATGATTTGGTTTGAAGATTTGGTTTTCAATCCGACAATGAATGTTAAATCTGGTCAGATAAATATGTTTGATGGATTGCCAATTGCACCGATGTTGAATGATGCTGATCAAATGATCCCATGCATTGCAGCGCGTGATATGTGCAAGCCGTTTCTATATTTACTCCAACATATCTGTAATAACGACAAAGATATTGTCGAGTGGATTATTAAATGGCTTGCTTTCCCTTTGCAAAATCAAGGTTCAAAAATGGCGACTTCGATACTCATGCATGGTGAGACTCAGGGAGCAGGTAAGTCCTTATTTTTTGGTAAGGTCATGCGTGAGATTTATGGAAAATATAGTGTGACGCTTGGACAAAACGGACTCGAATCTATATACACCGATTGGGCAAAGCAGAAACTATATTGTCTTTTTGAAGAAATTTTTAATAACAAATCTAAGTACGGAATGATGGGATTAATTAAACACATGATCACTGGTGAAACGATTCGAATTGAAGAAAAGTTCATGAGTGGATATGAGCAATCGAATCATATTAACTGTGTTTTTCTTTCTAACGATACGCAACCATTACCACTTGAAGAAAAGGATAGACGTTTTCTTGTCGTAAAACCCTGTGGGAAATTGAGTGATTCAATTAAGCAGTCGGTGATTGAATGTATAGATAACGGGGGGGTAGATGCGTTTTATACGTATCTATTACAAATTCCATTGGATGGTTTTAATTCTCATACTGAACCGCCAATGACAGATGCCAAGACCGACATTATCCAATATGGATTGCCATCATGGAAAATATTTTTCCAACGGTGGCAGGGTGGTGAACTTGATTTGCCATTTTGTTGTTGTCTTTCAACAGACTTATTTACTGCATATATGTCATGGTGTAAGCGATCCCATGAGAAACCATTACCTGAAAATAAATTTTCATTTCAAATTGCAACTATTCCTGGTGTTTCTAAGCGACTTGCTCGTTATAAAGAGGATCAAAAAGGGTATGTTGAAAAGCCAAAGGAAAAGCAGAAAACAGTAATATTTGTTTCTGAGCCTGATCCATCACAAAATTTAGTTGATTGGTTGACTTCACAAATCAATATGTTTAGTGCTAAATTACATGGAGATGCACCAAGTGTATTGCCATCACAATAAAAATATCGATTACCTGCCGTCTATGTTAAGGGCGTTAAGGGTAATGTTAAGGGTCTATTCATCTACCCTTAACATCCTCAAACCATCATCACGCAATGTTTTTAGCACTTATGTTAAGGGTGTTAAGGGCTTCGTGCGCGCGCGCGCACGTGAGATAAAAAAATTAATATTCATTTTTAGATTTATTTCTTTAAAAATTTTCCTCACACGAGGCGACACACCCTTAACACTCTTAACACCCTTAACATATATTGATTTATATACATTTATTGTTTTATGTACTCTTAACACTACCCTTAACACCCTTAACATTTATTAAAAAGGCACAACAAATGGAAAAAATTTTAAGATTATTAAATCCTAAATCTACAAATTTTGATTCAGTGGGTGGTGGATCTTATGGAGCTTTAACAACACAAGATGTTTGTGCTGCCATTACTTATGCAAAGTTATCAGTAATTGAGACGGAATTATTTAATTTATATGTATCTGGATCTAAAACTATAGAGATGATCGAAAAGTCAATTTCAGTTATTCATAAAGAGTTATTGATTAACAACGAAACCAGTGATGATGATTTTCATAAATTAGGTTTATTTGTTGTTTTGGTTGAAATGTTCTGTTGTGCTGGCGATTACAAGCCATCAGTAAGGAATAGAGCTATGATTGCAGGTGTAAGTAAAGATAAAATGCATCGTGTTATAAATCAATATGTTGAAAATCTAAGAGTAATAATTAATGTATATTCAAATATCCTTAGTATTAAGATAAATAACCAAATATCAAAATAATTAGCTAAAAAAGTATCTTTGGTATTGACACTTGCGACAGTTTAGATATACATTTCACCACAATGAGTAACTGTAATTATTATTCAGCGCTGTAAGTTTCCCCAGAGTCGAAAGACTCTTTTCATACCACATGTTTCCCTCGGAGGTTCATGTGGTTTTTTTTGATCTGGAGTTTGTCATCATGGGAAAGAAAGCACCACAACGTGCTAAACGTCCATGCCTTGTATCGAGTTGCAAAGAATATGCATCCAATCAAGGTTATTGTGACAATCATCAAGATAAGATTCGTAAGAAAGATCGGGAGCGTGGTACAGCACACCAGCGTGGCTATGATGCTCGATGGGAAAAAGAACGGCTTCAACACTTGGCTGAAAATCCGCTTTGTGCTGATCATCAGAAGCGTGGATACATTGAGATTGCCACTGTGGTGGACCACATCATTCCGCACAAAGGTGACAAAGATTTATTCTGGGATAAGAACAATTGGCAATCACTATGCAAGTCATGCCATGACAGAAAAACACAGTTAGAGGATCGCGGCAGTTGGAACTATCAACAGCAACCAGCCAAAGCAAATATGAATAGTATTAACCCATTCTTTGAGGGTGATATTGCTTTGCCTACCACTGGGTTTGCTTTTGAGTCATTGAACTGCAAAGTTGATTCTGAGTTTGAAGTGATTGGTGTTGAGAGTAATTCAATCACTATTGAAGACAATGATGGTTTTACTCATCGGTTGCACCATAGTCATTTCAAGAAGCAGGTTTGATTATGAACCATAAGAAATTTGAAGATGAATTTAAAAAGCTTCCATCTTATCAACGATTAATCTTTATACACGGTGAACGTTTATTTATTCGTGATGCAGATGTGTACCGTGTGATAGCAGTTCAAGCAGCATTTGAGTTACATATGAGGCAGGCATGAACAGAGATATTTTTTTGCTAGGTGATCCAGTCGTTTATCGCGATGACATCAAAGGCTTTGATGATCTTGGTGTAGTTGTTCAAACAGGTTCAAGCTTGCATGTTCTTTGGAACGATGAACATCAACATAGAGTTGAGATCTATGAACGCCTTAGACTTGCAAGACTGGACGAAGTTGATAAGCATAAACGAATTATAAGTAAGGAATTCTTAGATGATTAAATCATTCATAGTTTTCACAATAATTATGCTTCAAACAATAGTTACAACTATTTTTAATTATCACGGAATTGGAAAGGAAGTAAGTTTGGTTTGGGTTTGTGGATCAATGATTGCTGATGTGGTTGCAGCTTTGATTTATAAGGAATATCACAAATAGGATTAATTTATGTTAGTAAAAATAAATTCAAATGTATTTGTTCTGGCTTCGAGTGTTATCTCGGTTAAGAGAGATATGAGAACTAATTCAGAGAGTCATGGGAAATGGTTTGCAGCGGTCAAACATGAGCATGGTTTACTGAATTATGCGATTCCAGATGGTGAGGTAGACATTCTTATTTCAGACATCAACAGATTTTTAGAAAAATAGGGGATAGGGGGTCAAAAGTCAAAAAAGGCTC